TCCCTGTCAATCAGAGACAGCACCAAGTGTCGCCGCCTGATCGATAGCCCGTGGTACGACAGGCACTTCGGTGACAAGTTTGCGCTGACTGGTGACCAAAACCAGAAGCAAAGATTCGAGAATGACAGGACAGGATACCGCATCGCAACGTCCGTAGGTGGCGCTCTGACAGGTGATGGTGGTGACATCATCTGCATCGATGACCCACACAATGTGGTGGACAGCGACAGCTCAAAGGTGCGCGAGGGCGTTCTAGAGTGGTGGGACCAAGCCATGCAGACCCGGCTTAACGATCCCCGCACTGGTGCTTTCGTCATCATCATGCAGCGTGTGCATGAGCAAGACCTAACCGGGCATATCCTATCAAACCAGCTAGGCGATGAGTGGAACCACTTATGCCTGCCTGCCCGATACGAAATTGGCCACCCAACGCCCAGTAAATCTTGGATGGGCTTTACAGATCCGCGTACAAAAGAAGGCGAGCTGCTTTGGCCTGAACGTATCGATGACAGAACGCTGTCAACTTTGGAGCGCAGTCTTGGCACTTACGCCTCCGCTGGTCAGCTACAGCAGCGCCCAAGTCCAAAAGGTGGCGGAATCCTGAAGGCAAGCTGGTGGGTTCCTTGGGAGAAAGAAGATCTGCCTGACATCGAATACGTCTTGCAGTCATACGATACAGCCTTCGAGTCCAAGGAAAGCTCCAGCTTTAGCGCCCGTACAACTTGGGGCGTGTTCAGCTACAAGGGCGCAATGTGCGCGATTGTGCTTGAGTGCTGGTACGATAAGGTCAGCTACCCCGATCTGCGCCGCTTGGCGCAAGAGGCTTACGAAGAGTGGGAGCCAGATGCCGTGCTGATTGAGAAGAAGGCTTCAGGCCAATCTTTGCTGCAAGACTTACGCATGGCTGGTGTGCCAGTATTGGCATATTCCCCAGACCGCGATAAAGAGGCTCGCGCCCATGCATCAAGCGCACTTTTGGAAGATGGCAGGATTTTCTTCCCTTCTAATCGGAAATGGGCTAAAGATTTAATAGATATATGCGCAGCCTTTCCTGCACATCCAAATGATGATGTTGTTGATACATGCACACAGGCATGGTTAAGGTTGCGAAAAGGATGGTTCGTTGGTCACTCAGAAGACCCAGATGACGATGAGCCGATAGAAAAACAAAGGATGACGCTCTATGGCTGAACCAGAAAACATTATCCCATTTGCTGAAGGCGCTCCTGCCGACGAACTGATGATCGAAGAGCTGGCAGACGGTGACGTTCTGATCGGTGATCCAGAGCTGGATTTTATGGATGAGCTGGATGATGCAGAGTTTGACCAAAACCTTGCCGAAGTTATCGATGAGCGCGAACTACTGCGCAAAGCCAGTGAGCTGGTTGGATTTTACGAAAATGACCGTGCAGCTCGCGCTGAGTGGGAAGAACGCTATAAGCAAGGTCTCAAGACCCTAGATCCAGACGGTGGTCTGGCCGAAGGCGAAGATGAACGCGCCAGCCGGGGATTGTCAGTTGTGGTTCACCCACTGATTGCTGAAGCTGCAACTCAGTTCAATGCCAAGGCAATTGCAGAGCTTTACCCGTCAGGTGGGCCAGTTAAATCTGTCATCATTGGCAACCCAGACGAAGAGCTGGAAGATCAGGCTCGCCGTGTTCGTGAGTTTATGAACTATCAGATCACACAGGAAATGCCCGAATATTTCCCTGATCTGGATCAGATGCTGTTTCACCTACCGCTGATCGGTCATACCTTCAAAAAGGTTTGGTGGGACGCCAACATGGATCGGCAGTGCAGCCAGTTCGTAAAGGCTGAAGACTTTGTGGTCGCGCCAGAGAGCAAAGATCTCTACACATCCCCGCGCTACACGCATGTCATCCGAATGCCTAAGAATGACTTCAACCGCTACGTTCAAAATGGTTATTACCTTCAGACGAAGTATGGCGAAAACAACTCAATCGATCCATCAGGCGATACAATCGGTGAGATCGAAGGCGTAGATCAGTACGATGACAGCAACGATGATGTGATGACGCTGCTTGAAATGCACGTCTATGATTTGTTTGACGGCATCGATGGCCAAGAAATGGATGATGATGACGTTGATGATAACGCAGTCGCTATCCCATATGTGATCACAATCGACTATGAAAACCAGAACGTGGTTTCTGTACGCCGCAACTGGAAGCAAGAAGATGAGGGCAAGAAGCGCCGCGATTGGTTTGTCAGCTACAAGTTCCTGCCCGGTCTAGGCTTCTACGGCTTTGGTCTATACCACATGATCGGTGGATTGGGTAAAGCAGCGACTGGATCGCTTCGCGCCCTTCTCGACAGTGCAGCTTTCTCGAACATGCAAGGTGGCTTTAAGCTGCGTGGCCGCGTCAATGGCGGCGATATGCAGATTAGTCCCGGCGAGTTTGTGGATCTCGACAGTACAGTCGATGACGTGAACAAGGCGATTATGCCCCTGCCGTTCAAAGAGCCAAGCGGATCTTTGTTCAACCTTCTTGGCTATATGGTGGAAGCAGGTCAGCGTTTTGCCAGCACAGCAGATTTGAATGTTGGTGACGTGAATCCAAATGCCCCAGTGGGATCGACAGTTGCCCTGATCGAACAGGGATCGAAGGCGTTTAGCGCAATCCACAAGCGGTTGCATTATGCGCAAGGCCAAGAGTTTAAACTTCTGGCTGATCTAAACGCAGAAAATTTGCCTGATGAGTTTAGCTTTGCCCAAGCTGGTGCGGCTGAAGTCATTTATCGCACTGACTTTGATGATCGCATAGACATCGTCCCAGTATCAGATCCCAACATTTTCTCGACAGCCCAGCGCATTGCGCAGGCACAGGCTGTTCTGGAAATGGCACGTTCAGCTCCGCAGCTCCATGATTTGTATGAGGCATACAAGCGGATGTATGAGGCGATCCGCATTCCAAACATTGATGAAATCTTGCAGAAGCCTGAAGAGGCGGTGCAGATGGACCCAATCGATGAGAACATGAGCGTTCTATATGGCAAGCCAATCCGCGCCTTCCCAGAGCAAGACCATGAGGCGCACATCGCGGTTCACATGCAGTTCATGCAAGATCCATCATTGGGCGGAAACCCCGGCGCAAAGCAAATGCAGCCCGTGTTGATTGCCCACATCGCAGAGCATATTGCGCTTTTGTATCGTCAGCGCATGGAGGCTGGCATCAATATGCAGATGCCGCCAATGCCAGACTTCAGAGATCCGAAGTTCAAGTTCAACGAAGTAGATCCAGCAACGGACATGCTAATCAGCCAACGTGCAGCGCAAGTTGTGCAATCTGCGCCACAGATGAAGCAGATCGAAGCTATTCGAGGTTTGGGTGGCCAACAAGGCCAGCAAGGAAACCCATTGCAATATGCTCAAGAATTAGCAAAGCTAGAGACAGAATCTTTGAAAGCTCGCACTCAGGCACAAATACAAGCGGATCAGGCCAAGGCAAAGTCCAATATCCAGATCAAGCAAGCAGAAGCGCGGCAAGATATGGAGATCGAAATGGCCAAGGCGCAGGCAGATTTGCAGGCAAAGGTCACCAAGTTAGAGGCAGAGTTGCAGCTTGAGAGAGAAAAGAACGCAGCTAAAATTCAGATGGAGGCCATGAAGAATGTACCGCCAGCAGTATAACTTGCCTCCCATCAATCCTGCTGCCTTCGGCGGTTTACCGCAGCAGGGTCCACGAAGTGGCCCTCCAATGTCCCCTCCCAACAATGTTGGAGGGCCACAGGCACAACCGCCTATGGATATGAATAAGTATCTGATCAACAAGGTCATGGAGATCAAACGCCGTATGGGCAACCAATCAACTGGTGCGCTGGGCGCAATCTCTGAAGCCATGATGCCACAGCCTAATCAACAAGCGCAGCCGGGGCCGCAGCCACAACCACAACCTATGAGGGCGTGATGAATAATACTTTTATGGATCGTGTGAACGCGATTGTGCAAAAGAACCAACCTGCATCTATGCCGATGCAAGCTCCAGAATCTTATCCAGATCAAGGCATGGGTGCTTTGAGCAATGTTGTTTCTGGCGCTCCACGTCAAACTGAGATCATGGGCCAACCGCACATGCTGGCTTACATCAACCCACAAGAAGAACAGATGTTGCGCAATGCGGGTGGCGCTGGTCTGCCGGGTCCAGATGGTGTTCCTGCTTATTGGTTTCATAGTGGTTGGGGTGGTGGCAGCACTACTACTAGCGCGTCTAATGCTAACGAAGAAGCTGCAAAATCTATGCTTTCTGTTGGCGTTGGCAATGTTGGAGGTAGTAAGACTTACAGCCACCAAACTGATGGCGATGATGATCGGCCTAGCGATGCCCCCACCCCTACAGTTATCCCGACAGGTACAACCTTAAAAACGGGAACTGTTTTAAACAGTGGATCTGATCCTGTTGTGTTTACGCCTAATGATGATGGTGGGTTTACCGGGCAAAATCAGTCTACTGTTGTAGATTTTGGATCTGATTCAGACAACGCGGCAGCGGTTGATGCTGCTGTTGCGGAAGCTATTGATTATACTCCTCCAGTAGTAAGCACCTCAACTACTACAGAATTGCCAGATACGGTAACTATTCAACCTCCACCTTCTGGAACTAATCAAAATACGGGCGCACAGCCTGTATATTTGCAGCCAAATACTGCTGGTGCATTGCCGCAGGAAACAGCACTTGCAGATGCTCAGAGAGAACTAAACGCAGCAATCAGCCTTTCGCAATCTGCTAATGCAAGCAACGATCCAAATGTTTATTGGAACGATGAAATTGCACAGTTGGCAGCTCAACGTGACAGGATTCGAGATAGCGGCACAGAATCTACAGGTTCGCTTTCGGACATCAAAGCCGACTTGACCTTAACTGGAAACGATTCTGGCGCTTTTAGTTTCTTGCCTGAAGGCGGCAATACTTTAGGGCAAACAATAATAAATGCCCTAACTCCTTTTGGATCAATGGAATATATAAACGGCGTTCTGGTAGATACAGATGCAGGAGACTTTACAAGCAATCCTTCAGCAGCAAACAACGCGAGCGGATATGTAAACGCAGCAGCAGGAGCTGGATCTGCACTTCTTGATTCTGCATACGCAAAAATAGCCGCTGGTAATACCAGTGATCTAACGATGGCAGAACAAAGTGCATTGTATGGTCAAAGAGGCGGTGTTCCTAACGCAGCAGAGACAGTTGCTTTGCAGGAAAACTATAAAGCCAGCGGCGAAAGAACAATCACCCAAGATATGCAGGACGAAATCGTCAGTGGCATGGTGGACAATGGCGCTACTCAAGCACAAATTGATGCTTACAAAGAAGGAAGCCCAGTTGGTTCTGATGCAAATCCATTTTATGATACATACGGCGAGCTGGGTGTGTTTGGAAAAATTGGCAAAGGGGTGGGGGATCTTCTTAACTTGGCCGTCACAAATGCCACTTACGGTATAATTAACCCACAAAAACTAAATGAAGCCGCTGCCGATGAGTTTGTAAGGGCGTATGAGTCTGAAGGCTCGACAGGCGGTCAGTTCGATTGGAACGATCCAAACGCCTTAGACATCAGCCCCGGTGCTTTGGGAGATGCTAATTTTGCTAAACTTGAAGAAATGAGTAGCTCAGAAACTGGCATAGAGCCATCACTTCAAGGTGTTGTTGGCGAAGATGGCGAGACAGTATCTGGTGTGGTTGAGGTCAAAAATACCAAAGATGGGCCAGTGATTGTTACTGGTGGAGATGATGATACCACAACGATAACAAATGGTGGTGGTGATGATGACACCAGCGGAGTTACAACTGTAGATCCAGCTAAATTAAGCGCAATCTGGAAGCGTTACTACAAAGGCAGTGGCATGGAGTTTTTGCCGCCTTGGATGCGCAAGTGGGCATCTGGAGAGGAAATCGATTTAATTTTGACCAAAGTTACTGTGGATGGTAAGGAGTATTATCAGACACCAGATGGTCAGTATATCGATCCTGCTGAATTAGTTGGTACAAAAGAAGAAGATATAAGCGAAGGTGGAACTGAAACATCCACTGAAACAGAAACAGAAGAATAGGAGGCTAACATGGCTGAACCCAACATGAACCCAAATTCACAAGAGCAAATGATGCTTGTACAGAGTTTTGAGCAAATGGCTAATGCTGTTGGAGCTGAAATTCCTGTAAACCTCTCAAGTGAAATTGCTGCTGTAAAGGCGGGAAAGCGCATGTCTGGTGAGCTGCAACGGATGTTGGCCGAAGGTTCTATGAGCTTGATGAACCAGCTCAACCCAGAAATGATGCCAGAGACTGAAATGTCCTACGAAGTTGATGGCCGCATGGAGCGCATGTCACCAGAGATGATGGACAACATGGTTACCTCTGGTCAGATCTCCCCAAATGAAATGTCAACTTATATGGTTGATGGTCGCATGGAGCGTATGGCTCCCTCTCAGATGGGTAGTGTTACTCCAATGCCAAGTCTAGATGGCATGACATATGGCCCATCTAGTGGCGTGACTATGGAACCCAACGTGATGAGCATGGAAGAAGCGATTGATGCTGGTCTTGTTACTCCAACACGTCCACGGATGCGTCCTGATGCACCAGCAACATCTATGCGCCCACAAGCGCGTCCAATGCGATAGGAGGATACTATGGCTGAAGTAAATGTAGAACACATGGAAGAAAACGCGGTTCTTTTTGAAAAGAGAATGGGTTTTCCACATGACGCAGAAGGCTTGGATCTTACTGATGATCAATTGGTAAACTTCTTGCTTCTTTGCCTTCGCCTTCACGGCATCGAAAATGATGGCCCTTATTACAAGGGCGTTGCCGAAGAAGACATGGATTACCATGATGATGGTCATCACGATGATGAATATGAAGAGTGCGACTGCGAACATGGTGGCGAGTGTGAATGCGGCCACGACGAAATGATGATGCCTGAAGAAGGCGACATGAAAGTCAAAGTCATGCGTGTTGGCGGTGGCAATGTCCATGAGCTGATGAACGAACTATTGGGCGGCTAAGATGCCTGTTCGCAAGGTCAAAGGCGGCTACCGCTGGGGCAGCAAAGGCAAGGTCTACAGGACCAAGGCCGAAGCTGAAAAGCAGGGCCGTGCGATCAGGGCTTCTGGGTATAAGGGCAAGAAGTAAATGGCTGAAGAAACTTTTCAGGGTGGTACGGCAGAGCAATGGCAGGAATATGCTAAAGATATAGCCGTGACTATCCCAGAGGTTACTTGGAAAGACGTAGGTAATGTAGCCTTGGATTTCACGCCTATTATTGGTGACATCAAGGGTGGTTACGAAACCGTAAAGATGATTGGCGACGAACTAGCCAAAGATGATCCCAACTATATCTTGATTGGCGTTCTTGGCGGCGTAGGTGCTGCGGCCACTATCATTGGATTAGCCCCCGGTATCGGTGACGTTGCCCAAAAAGCAATTATGGCAGGGGCAAGAAGTGTTGCGGATAGTGCTTCTAATGTAGGCAGAGGTGCGCTTGATTTAGCCCAGCGCGTTGAGGTTGACCCGAATGCAATGGGTGCGTTTGGTGGCAATATTAGGTTGAAGCCTAAAAATGATCTTGTAGGAACCGCAGTAGAAGAAGGCAGCGAAGCTGTTGATCAAGGCTTGCGTTATACTGAAAGTGATGGCGCACTTGGCGCAATGATGAACAAATATTATTCAAATATGAATAGGGGTAGTAAGCTAACGCGACAGGGTCAAATGCAAGAAACACCTTTAGGTAAAATAAAGGTCAATGTTGGTCGCGTCCCATTGCAAGAAACAGGTCGAACAATTATCCCGCCTAGTTCTACCATTGAAACGCAACCACTTACGATGCAACAATTTGAACAAATGAGAAAAAATAACTCTGAATTTATTCCGATGGTTTGGGATCGTAGTGATTTGGGAGTATTAAAAGGTGTAAACAATGAGCCTCTGGCATTTGATGTACCACTACAAGCTGGCTCTCAATACCCAACAACGTCCAGCAACTTTGAAGCTGACAGGCTTGGTGCGAGCCACCAATCTGTTGTCACAAAGTTTATGAATGCCGCAAAACGCGCGTCAGGTCAAAAAGTAGACAAGAAAACTGGAGAGATAATCAAAGAAGGCAAACCAGTTTATGGTTTCTTTACCAACATGGGCGGCGAAAGTAATGACTTTTCAACAATGGTTTCCGACACATTATTAGGGATGATGCCAAGCTCAAAAATGACTAAAAAGTCAATTAAAGAGTTTGACGAAACCATGTCGAAGTTGGTTAAGGATTGGCCGGGGATGGACAACATCCAAGACGATATATCAAAAATAGAAGAAGTGCGTTCATTTTTAAATAGTCCATCCGGTGGCGAGGCTCGAAAGATTTTTGTAAAAACTATGGAAGCCGCTAAGTGGAACAATCAAGGATTCCCAGACGTGGCATCCGCCCGTGCGGCGACATCTGTCCAAGATATGTTTGGAATGGGTACTGGTGATGCATCTGGTCGCGTTATTGGCCAAATTGATTACAATGCACCAACCACTAATATCACAGAGCATGGATCATACCCTGTATCTATACCCCGCGTACCTAATACGCCACTTTACAGACTGGCAGATGAAAGCGGTGCATTTGCTGATATAGGCAGAGATTTTTTACTTCCTGATTATACTGCTGCGCGCAGAGCTGCTGGCAATCCCCAAGTTAGTGATACCCGCGCAATAACAATGTCCACACCTTCGCAGACAGTAAACGCTAAATATATTGATGACATATTTATGGAGTTAAGAAGTCAAAAAAATAGAGGTTTTCCTTATAACCGCTAACCGCCATCTGGGTCTGGATTTTCTTCCATATTTATCTCAAGTGCGCCACATAAATAGAAATCTAAGGCTTCAATCTTTTTTTCTTGTTCGAGAGTTAAGTTGCCGCTTTTATCTGAGTTTGCGTGAATATCTTCTACTATATCCCAGAGCTTACTCCAGACAATTGAACGTATTGATAATGGATCTTCCATAATTTTATTCCCTTCCCTTAAAAAAGCATTATAATACGAACAAACTTCTTCCACAAGTGGAACAGATAATGCCAGCAAAAAAGCCCAAACGTGACGCATGTTATAAAAAAGTAAAGGCCCGTTATACACGCAATGGTGGAACGTGGCCTTCTGCTTATGGATCTGGGGCTTTAGTAAAGTGCCGAAAAGTAGGCGCAAAAAACTGGGGTAAGAAAAGTGCCAAAAAAAAGTAGCAGCAGCGATAGCTTACGCAAGTGGTTTGGCCGTAATAAGGGCAAAGGCTGGGTTAATTGCAAAACAGGTGGCCCATGTGGTAGATCTGATCGCACAAAGGGCGCATATCCTGCGTGTCGGCCAACTATGGCGCAATGCAAAAGCAAAGCAGCTAAGTCAGCGGCTAAAGGCAAAACATCAGCCAAGCGCGTAAACTGGAAAGGAAAGAAAAGTGGTAAAAAAAGCAGTTGAAGCTCCTAAAGGTTATCATTGGATGAAGTCTGGCAAAGGCTACAAACTTATGAAGGGCGATTATAAGCCCCACAAAGGCGCTGTTAAGAAGGCGTCATTTGACATTCAGAAGGCGCATAAAGCATGAAAAAACTAAGCCCAGCACAAAAGAAGATCGCCTCGAAAGCCAAGCCCAAGAACAAGATTACTGGCGCTGATTTCAAAAAGATGAAGAAAAAGAAGAAAAAATAATGGCTGGCTTTGGTGCGTTAGGTAATCTTTTATCTCTTGGACGTGAGTTATTTGGCTCTGCTGCTAGGGGAAACCCCAAGCTCTCTGAGCTTGCGGAATTATCTGGCGTGGCAATGAATAAACTTGAAGATGCCTCTCCAGAAGATCTGGCGGCTGTTTTGGATAGAGCTGCACGTCAAAGATTGATAGATCCGCGCAGCGCCAACAACATCAAGATTCAGATTGCCAAAGATGCGCAGCCAGATTTGCCTAGACTTCGGGTTGATAACCCCGGCGGTGACTGGTTGGCAGGCAAGCTAAGACGGGCATTAGAGAAACGCCAAAGTGCAAATCCAAATACTTATGAATCCACTTTGGGATCTGGTGAGGGCGTGACGGGTTACTTTAAAGAGCCAATCCGACTAAATCCAAACACACTTTCCAACATAGCGGGATCTGTTGGTGAAGAAACATACAGACCAGATCCAGAAAAAATGCGCAGATTGCGTGAATCTATTGCTGAGACAGGCTACGATGAATCGCCAATCTTGATCCAAGTGCGCGAAGACGGTGTACCGTTTGTGGTTGAAGGCAATCATAGGATCATTGAAGGTGTCGAAAGCGGCAGGCCAACCATACCCGTCGAAATTAAATATCTCAGAGGCGCAGAGGACGTTGAAGGTCCACTTAGTCCAGCAGCTTTAGGAGTACCAAGGTAATGGCAACGTACAAAGGCAAAACCGTAAAGCTGAACAATCCCCGGCGTATTTCCAAGGGCGAGACATCTTATGGCAAGAAAAAGTCTGTGGTCTTTGTTAAGGACGGCGACAAGGTAAAGCGTGTGACCTTTGGTGATCCTAAGATGACTATTAAGAAAACGCAGAAGGGCCGCAGATCAAACTTTAGATCGCGCCATAATTGTGATAATCCCGGTCCTAAGACGAAAGCTAGGTACTGGTCATGTAAGGCGTGGTGATATGGTTGATAAAAGATTCCCAGAGGGTGCGATACGTCCAGATGGATTGCCCAACATCCCATCACAGGCTTATGCTGATTATCTGACTGATTATTACGATGCCAATCCTATGATCCCCCGCGCAGATCCTGTGGATTATGTTGCGCCTGCGCCAAAACCATCAGAAGTGCCACTTAGTAACTATGGGTTTGATCTTGCAGGCGATTACATCAGAGATGCAGGTCAATCTTTTAAGAACGCTGTCACAGGTCAAGGTGTGGCCCAAGTTCTGCCAGAGATGGCTTTTTACCCCGGTGGGCCAAAGGGCGCTCAATACATTTTGGGCGGCATTGCAGACGCTGGATTGGGTGCTATTAATACTTTGTTTGCTGGCGTGGGAGCTGGATCTGGTTTTGTAGCAGAACAAATTCCATTTCAAAATGAAAACCAAGAAGATAGGTTTTCCAGAGATGCTATGGCTGGTGTTGAGTTTGCAGAGCAATACCTAACTCCATATCTTGGCCTATTCAGCAAGCTAGGCAAGGCATCTAAGGCTATGTCGTTTGACAGGGCGGCTAATGCGCCAGTGGCTTCTGCTGTGCCTGTTGCAACT